TTCGCGCAGCCGGTCAGCTTCGGCCAGAAAAGCATCATCGAAAACAACGGGAATGTTTTTGCAAAAACCTTTTTCCTTTTCATGTCCGACCCGCGCCTCAAGACCGCCATCCTCGCAGATGCCGCTCGCGGGCTGGCTACCGGGCGAGGCAACGCCAGCGAACACATCCGCCGCATCGTCGCCGTGGAACTCATGGCGCTCGTCTCCCATGTCATCTCCAGCGCATTCAAAGACACCTTTTCAGATGACGACGACGAGGAAATCTGGGGCATCGGCGGCTTTGCAAAAGCCATGCTCCTCGCCCCATTCCAAGGATTCTTCTTCGCAGGATCAGTGGCCGAGGTCGCCCTCTCCAAGCTCACCGGCCAAGGGTATTTCACCTCGTCGCAGAACCCGCTCCTCAACACCGCCGAGTCGGCAATCCGCGCAGGGTCAAACCTCGATGACGCCTTCAACTTCAGCGACCCAGAAGCTATGCTCAAAGAGTGGAACAACATCTTCCGCTCGATGGCAGTCACGCCAACCATGGCCGCGCCTGCCGTCCTCCTCAACATGGTCAAGCCTGCGCTCGGCCTCTACCAAAACGCCACCACCGAGGACTGATTTTTGACTAGCGAGTTTTGACTGATACCATCCACAACATGAAACCAATGAACTACCTGCTCACACAACTCGGCCAATCGTCAACATGGAGGGGGATTTTGATGGTTCTTACTGCGGTGGGCGTGTCGCTCAATCCACAGCATCAAGAGGCTATCGTCGCAGCGGGCCTCGGCCTCGTAGGCGCGATCAACATCCTCCGCAAGGGATGAGCGCCCGCCGGATCGCCGCAGGGATGATCATCTTTGCCTTTGCCTGTCTGGCGCTGGCGTTCCTTTCATCCTGTGTGAGCGTTCCGATCCCGCCATTCGGCGACCGAGTCGGCGAACTCGGCAACCTGCAACTCAGCGTCAGCGTGAAATACATGCCGGCGCAAAATCCCGATCTCCCGAAAGACGACAACCTGTCCTATGCCTGGTCGAAATTCGGCGAGGCCAAAGCCCTCAAAGACAAATGACCCGCCTGCTCGCCGAAATCGCAGCCTCACAAATCGGAGTCCGCGAGATCGGCGGCAACAACAACGGATCGCAAATCCGAGACTACCAGCGGTCCACCGACCTCAAGCCAGCATCGTGGCCATGGTGCGCTGCGTTCGTTGATTGGTGCATCCGCGAGTGGCTCCACGCTCCCGGCGTCACCGAGTGGCTCAACCTTCAATCTTCAACGACCGAGGAATGGCGACCAAAGACCGCCCTCGCCTACGGTTTCATCGGCTGGGCGAAGTCCCGCCCCAAGACCTCGGTCATCCTTCACGAACGCGACCTCGCCCAACCCGGCGACATCGTCGTCTTCGACTTCTCGCATGTCGGAATCGTCGAATCCGATTCGGGCTTTCAGATCATCACCATCGAAGGAAACACCAATGGCCGAGGCGACCGCGACTCCGAGTCCGGTGACGGGGTCTGGCGCAAAGCCCGCCAGAAGACAATCGCCCGGAATTTCATCCGAATCCGCCCCGCCTTGGCACTTTCTGGCACTGCTCCTGTAAGTCGTTCGTAGTCAGCAGCCGTTTCTCGACTCGAAATCGAACGCAGGGCAACCTGCCGTGGGTTCAAATCCCACCCCTTCCGCTCCTCCAGTAAAGCCTCTGGAGCCTTTTCCCAAGCGGGTCTCCGGTCACCCCTCATCTTTTGCTTCGTGTTTTTTTCTGTTGCGTGGTTTTGCTTTTGAGGGGATGTTTTTGGCACTAGTTGGCACTGACTGCCAAAACACCAAGCAACAGAATGAAACACAACCCCTATGCGGTGCGCTTTGAAGATTCGCGAAATCGATGGGTGCTTGATCTCAAAGCATCCCATTTCGGGGATCGGAAACGGATGTTTTTTGAGACGGAGTTGGAGGCGCATTCGGAGGGGGCGCGGTTGGTGGATGTGTTGCGCGAGAAGGGGCGCGAAGGCGTGAGGACCGAAGAGGGCGGGATGTCGGTGGCGGTGGCGACCCGGATGTTCTCGGCGGAGAACGCGACGAAATCGAAGTCGCATTTTGCGAAGGTCGAGATGTTGTGCCGGGAACTGAACTCGAAATGGTCGGGTCCGTTGACTGCCATTGAGCCGGTGGCGCTGACTCGGTGGCTTAACCAGACCTCAGATTCACCGACGACTAGGGCGATGTGGTTTCGCTATGCGCGGATGTTTTTCCGCTGGGCGGCACGGATGAGATTCATCGAGCGGTCGCCTGTCGAGGGGATGCGGAGTCCGAAGGCGACACCGGCGCGAAACATTTTGACGGCTTCGCAAATGAAGGAACTTTTGAAGGAGACGATGCCGGACGAGATTCGGGCGTTGCTCTTGCTAGGCGGGTTCGCGGGCCTGCGGACCATCGAGGTGGCGCGGATGAATTGGGAGGATGTGGATTTCAAATCGAAGCAAATCCACATTCGGCCCGAGGTCTCGAAACAGACCACGGGAATGCTGGAGCGGGTCGTGGACATGACCGAGCCGTTGGTGAAGCGGAGGGAATTTTTCAAAGGGAAGAAAGGCGTGATCGTGAAAGGATCGCTGGAGGCGTTGCATGAGGCGCGGCGGCGCGTGGCACTTGCTCTTGGCTGGGAGGGCTGGCCAGAGAATGCGCTTCGGCATTCGTTCGCGACCTACCACTTGGGTCGCTGCGGGAATGCGGGATTGACGGCCTACCAAATGGGTCACACCTCGCCCGCGATGGTGCAGAGGGTCTATGCGGTTCCCGCCGTGAGGGCTGATTGGAAAGCGTTCTGGAGGATTTGACCTATGCCTTACGCCAACAAAAAAACGCAGCAGAAATTCATGGCGAAGCAATATGCGGATCGCTACCGCACGGACGAGAAATTCAAGGAAGCGGAGAGGGATCGGAAGGCGGATTGGTATCAGCGAAACCGCGAAAAAGTTATCGCTCGCGTGATGGAGAACAAGGCGAAGAAGGTGAAGCGATGAGCGTCTTCATTGTTTCCGGTTGGTTGTGTCTCTTTGTGGCGTCTTGCTTATTCATGGGCGAATACGCGCCAGCTGGTAATTGGTGGAACAAAACATGGTTCGGAATTTACATTTTCTGCATGGTAGTTTTAGGGGTTGCCGTGATTTATTTTAGTTTTTTTTCGGTGAAATAAAATTGCCGCGCAGCCAGCATTCATGCGGGTTGGCGGGCGGGTGGACGGTTTTGATTTGGGGCGCTGGTCAAGTCCCCTCGCCTGCGGAGCGTCTGTTTAAGCGGGTGAATTTTTATTTCGGCCTGCGGATCATTTGCCCATGCGGTTGTCAAGTGTTTTTTTATGGTAGGTGATCACCGCATTGAAGAATAATTCTTGTGTGGTTTTAGTAACCTCGGCTAAGAGTTTTTTCGTCATGCCAAACCAACATTCCACCGACAAAGAAGTGATCGGATTTTACATCCCTCGCACATTGGCGGCACGGGTTCGCAAAGCTGCCAAATCCCGTGGGCTGACAATCACCGCTTTCATTGAAGAAACTCTTACCCATGCCACTCGCCAAACCACCCTCTCGCCGGAAGATTACCTCGCTATCGCCGAAGCCACAAAAAGAGCTGCTGGCCGTGTGGCTTCCAAGAGAGCTAGTCGCCCGAGTAAAAGTTGAGGCGGCAGCAGGCAAAAGACCAACCAGTCGGCAGGTCGAGTTTTTTTTGGAGCAGGTTTTAGTAACCCGCCAAGTTAAAGATGCATACATAAAGTCTCTAGAATAAACAATTTTTTTATAGAAAGGTTTTAGTAACCCATGAACATAATGATGACCGTAGAAGAAGCCGCGCAACTCACCGGCTACGCGCCATGGACGATCCGGCAGTTTTGCAACAAGGGGATGTTCACCGCCGAGAAGCCTCGCGGCGACCGTGGCGGCTGGCGCATCCTGCGTCCCTCGCTGGAGAAGTGGTGGGCGGACAAACGCCGTGCGAGCCTCAACACCCGGAGGGCTTCCTAATGGACACCATTCTCCGCTGCATCGATTACGCCTTCGATTTTATCTGGATGGTATCGCCGGTCGTCATCCTCGGCCTGCTCACATGGAGGTTGGCCCGATGAGTGCAGGATTCGCCATCGCCCTCGCCATCCTCACCCTTGGCTCCTGCCTCGCGAGCTACCACTGCGGCCAACGCAATATGTTTATCCGTATGCGCCGTTTCGAGGAACGCCGCAGGCGATGGGCGGAATGGGAAGATTTCGAGGACTAGTCCTCACCACAAGAAGAATGCAGTTAAACCACAACACAAAACTAAAAATGCAAAAAGTAAAACTAACAGGAGTTCAGCGGTATAAGTTATTTGCTTACATCGAGAACAATAAGGAAACAGCTCAAAAGGCAACGAGCGCAGCTTTGGCGCAACAAGCGACCTTGGACTTGGGCTTTGAGGTCACTCAAAGCCATACCAATGATGCCCGCCTTCAGCTTGGAATTCGCAAGCGAACCGGCGCAAAGAGTCCAAATGACCGGCTACGCATTGTTTGCAAGCACCTGCAAGCACTCTACGCCGCGCTGCAACTGCCTATGCCAGACGAACTGGTAAAAATTCGCGCAGG